GGTTCGAGTCCCGTAACAAGTGCGCACAGAACACTATGGAGGCGTTCTCCTACATCAACCAACAAATGCAAGCCGTTCGCTATCGCCAATGTGAAGCACACTGCGGCTTGCATCGGACGTTGTATGCCATTTGTAAACCGCTAAGATCGCACGACGTGTGCGAGGAGGAAGAATGAAAAAATATATTGCTTACTATGCTGCTGCTGGTGATTCGGAAGAATTTGACACAATCGAAGAGGCAAAAGATTGGTTGGTTGAATACGATTTGCAGGGCGAAATTGCAGAAGAAACTATCGATGGGTATAATTACATAGCAGAAATTAAACTGGTATCGCACTGCCCCGTAACCCACAGAAAAGAAGATTATAAAGAAGGAGAGTGGCCTTACGATCCCGACTTCGATACAATCCACGATATCCAGTACGTAAAGCCAGAAGACCGCACGTCCTGTGCTCCGGACAGCGGTTTACAAACAACAAACAACAACCAACAGCTCAACTACGCCAGCCTCAAAGCAGGCCAGCGCAGATTGAGCAGGACGTTCGGAATAAAGAATGCCGCGCCAGAAAACAGCGGAAGCCCGGCAAACAACTTACCTAATCACGAAAATTGCCCTTGGTGTAAAAAGGTGCTGGTATATCAGCTCATGTGTCCAGATAGCGAATGTCCAGGTAGTGGTGACTAGACTTCGAAAATAATCATCGGATTATAAAGGAGAAAAAGATGTAAAATCCGCACTTGTATCGAAATCCGAAGAGGTCGCACCTGTCAAAGGCGAGTGCGGATTTTGATCCAATGTCGCATCGGAATCCCCGAACAAAGAAAGGAACAAAGCCTATAAGAAAAAAACAGGAGAAAAAAGTAGATGGCCACGTTGTTGATAGTCTAATGGTGAGAACACTCCGTGCCGATCGTGGCACGGAACACCTAAAATCAAGGACAGAGAATATTATGAATGAAAACATCCCAAATGGTTTTATACAAATCGATAATCCTGATTTCCCCCGATTGACGCCCGATCAAAAAGCAGTGGTAATTGGTCGTATCGATTGGGACCCCAGTTTTAAGCCAGCAGTGTTGTTAGCACCTGAAAAAACTGAGCCCGTTCGCGATGAATCTGTGACATGCCTGGATTGCCAGATCTGGAAAGAGCGCCTCGATGCTGCAGCAGAATTAATAGTACAGCTGCAAAAGCGGGATCTTCCGGGTGCTGAAATATTCGGCAGGTTTTATTGCGAAATACAATTGATGAATGATACACCAACCTATAAGGCATCGGCAAATAAAGATGATCTCTCATTTATTGCGCATGGTGACACAACTGAAAATGCATATGAGAAATTATCAAACATGATTGATGGTGCCAGGATCTATGCACAATACCTGAAAACTAAATGGAGCTGAAGTAAGGACCCGAATTATGGAATTGACAAAACAAAATCTGATAGAGTTGGCGGATGCAATTTACCACACATTGCAGGAAAAACGTTTGGTTGCAACTGGCCCGGATTTTACGGTCATCGAGCTCGCAGCGCTCCTGGGTGTGAGTCGGGATACCATCGATGATCATATCTATCATGGCGAGTACTACCACGATAGCAAGCGAATGTTCCGTCGTGAGGAGATCCTTTACCGCCGATCGACCGGACAGGATATCTGTAAGGGTAACAGATACAAGACAAGGGCTGAAAAATGCAAAGCATAAGAACGGTACATCTGGGTACACAAATGTTGGAGTTTTCATCGTTCCAGCAATGGGTCGATCATGCCGCTTCATGGTTTGTTCGTGCAAAAAAAGAGTTTTGCACAAATAAATATATCTGCCTTGATAATAAGGGAAGGGTTTGTATGAGCGGTGGAGAGTTTATGCGCGCGGATCGCGAGGGGACATTCCCGGTGAAGGTCTATTCCATTTTAACTAAAGAAGAAAATACATGAAGATTAAATTCAGTCACAAATATCATAAACTTTTGGTTCCAGGAGCAACTGCTGAGTATATCGAAACAGCTATCCTTCTCGATGTCGTGCCCATTAACTTGGAAGATGTGTCCAAAGCGTTTCTCGATTATGACACTGACGCGGGGCTGTTCGAGCTGCCCAAATCAGGTATATACATGATGCTCATTTTTTGCAAAGAACGGTCTTGGGATCTCTTCACGACATTACGACGGTGGACACCTGATAAACAGACATACTACCGATCAGGCATAGGTAAAATATTCGACATTGAAATCAAGTCATAACCCTCTCTCAACAAATCTTATAGGAGCCTTACTCATGAAACTCAATTGGCAGGTAAGAAACATTTCTGAACTCTGTTCACTTATAGTTGATACCCCGGATAATTTATCGTGTAAGATGTTTGAGATGAGATCGTATCCCAATTTATTAATCAGAAACGCTCTTATCCGGTTCATGAGGTCAAGAGGGTGGACTATTGGGATTGATCCTAATGTAAAAAAGAATTTTGCATCGATCTCTAAATACCACCATAGTGGGAGGAACGCATTACTCGAGGTCGATATAGAGCTTTCACCCAGATATATTGAGGTGCACTTCTTTCAAAATGTTGTATTTGAAAATGTAAATGGGGGGAAATACGATTTCGACAAATTGAAAAAAATGCCCTATCTTATTAAGCTTAGTTATTATAAGGAATCACAAAAGATCTGTGATTATCTGCACCGGGAATTCTCGATGGAAATTATCCAGCAAACGCCACCAGACGATGCTATCGAACATATCTTGTATAATCACCGGAGTAATAGCTTTACAAGGAATAAAATTAAATCGATACACGAGATCCCACAGTACATGAGCGATTATGATCATAAGTATAATTCTACCGATCGGGATGGAAAGAAGATCACGTGTGGCCAGCTCAAATATTTCAGGGATTGGAATGGCCGGCTGAGCCGTGGGTATGCCTGGCATAATATCAATAATATGTGGTGGGTAGTTGAACGCAAGAATAGTCTGAGAAACATTGCATCTTTTGACATGTTTGACCTTACAGATGCAGACAAAAATCAGCGCAGGAAAGTAAAGGCAAAAATTCCCGAATCATACACCCTAAAAATGCGAAATATTGAACACCTGCTCTGTAAAAGATCTCTTATCTGCATTGAAAAAGAAAAAAGTAGCCTAACCGGGAGTCATCATGCACATCTACCAAATGAATGACGTCGATACTGTTTGTGCCAATACAGAGCAGGAAGCAAAAGAGATTTACAGAAAGTACGTGCTTGAGTGTCATGGCAGCCTGGATGACTTTGAGTATGATATTCAGGAGATGTACCAGATCCCCGATGAATACCTTGATACGAAAAGAGTATGGGATGATGATCACAAGAAAGTATTGACGTTCCGGCAGGCATTAACCAACCAACCCGGACCTGGTCCCTTTTCCTCAACCGAATACTGATATCCCAACAAGGCAGGAGATTTTGCATTCTTACCCCGTCCCCGTATATTTTCCCCGTAGCCTCGCTATCCGTCATTCTTAAGGAGATGGATAGCTTATGTCTAAAAAATTAATAAAAAAACAGTTGGCTGCCGGCATCTTCCTGCTGAAAAGCGGGGAAGTCTGGATCCGGGCAACCAAATGGGGCGTACCTGGTAAGCGGGAGGACACTCTTCCTGCAGGTACAACGCTCACCCGGGCATCCGGACGACGCGATGAACTACTCGAAGAGCTCGAGAGTCTCAAGCGCAGCGCCATCGATGCAGCCCGGGAGCAAAACCCCTGCTCTTTGACATATGACACACTCAAGGACCTCATAGAACTACATCGTAGAGATCTGGGCTGTTACCGGTTTGATCGAACTTTTGCCGACATCGAGAAACGGTATGGACCGACTGCAAACGATCTCGATGCTCTAAAGGCAGCGTATCAGGAAAATGAGCGATGGATGGAGACGTACATATCTAAGTTGACAAAAAAGGAACTTAGCCCGTGTACGAAAAACCATTATCGTAGAATTTTTAAGATGATTTTCCGCCATGCCCACGATGAAGGAAAATTACTCGACAAAGGATCACCTGCTGCGAGAGTGCCCCTAAGGATAAAGGTTGCATCTGCAAAGAAGCTCGCTCGAAAACGAATCCTGAGCGAAAGTGAGCAGGCAAAGCTACTAAAAAAAATGGGCGACCCGGCAATTCCGATCTCGATCGATGACTTTATCTACCATAATGGGATGCTATGGCCATCTGAAAAGAGATCCACACTCAGGTGGGTAATAGGTTTCGCATTGGTGAACCCCATTCGCCCTGGTGATGTCCGTGCGATGAGAAAATCAAGCTACTGTCCGATCCGCAAGGAAGTAAAATTCTTTGCATCGAAAACAGCGGAGCGGACCTGCAGTTATACATATCTGCGAAACATTCCCGAGTGGTTTTCAGCTTACGTTGCATCGATCCCCAGCGATTGTCCCTGGCTATTCCCAATTTTATCTGTTGACACCAAAGGAGTGGTCAAATGGCAGAAGCGGGGGAGCTTCAAAACTGCATGGGTAAATTTCATGGGAAGGGTGGGTCTCGATGATTTTCATTTCCACGATCTAAAGAGGTGTGCTACTACCTATATGAGAAGAGTACAGGGCTACACTCCCGATGAATTCAAAGCTCTGGGACTGTACTTCAGTGACATTATAGATGTATACACCGACTTCAAGGCAGATGCGGTTCCCCGCCGTGAGATGGTTGACAAGGCTAAACTCGTTGAATTTTCCAAAACGGCATAAAAAAGGCGTACATGTACGCTCATACATGTACGCCTCGATATTAAGTGAATCACTTTTCTACTCGTAACTCACCTTTTTTAAAGAACTTACACCATTCAGGACTCGAACCTGAGACCCGCTGATTAAGAGTCTTTCTTAAAATTTTCATCCCGCTAAAACAACCCTTATTATTCAATGGGTTATTGCCGTTCGAGTTTTTGTTGACTGGCAAAGATCGGCATTTCTCGGGGCGTACATGTACGCCGACATGTACGCCAAATCTTTTACACATGAAACGACGATGGGTAGCGAGGCTGCTTTCTATTATCAACTTTCGTCCACAACATTTGTGCGGCGTTCCTTCAGTTCGACACGTAATGTAGTGACCTCATCCTTAATTTCTATGAGCGTCCCTCTGATTGTCCTGATATAAAACGGGACCATGAACCAAACAGCTGCCCAGACAAACAGTATTGTCACGATAATGCCACCGATAACAACATAGCCCTCTACGGATATTTTATCCACACGTATCCTCCTGGTTATTTGTTGTTGTTGATAATATATTTATTACCGCTCTATCCCCGACTGTTTGAAAGGGCATCATAAGCCGCATGGGTTTCATCAGCTAATTTCTTCAACGATTGACCGGCTTTCAATCTGAATTCTGTTTCTGTCCTGGAGAACTCAAGTGCTGCGGTAATCAGCATCCGTAAGGGCCTGAACTCTGTACCGGCCGTGAATCGCTCGTATATACACCTAACAGGTGCGGATAGCTCTCTTGTTTTCATACGGCCCCCACTGCAGCGGAAACCTTCAGAGCGATCTCTGCAAGGCGATCAGATACCGATTGCTCTGTTTCGACAGCCAACCGCACGATATCGCGATGGATTGCCACTAATTGGCATTGTAGACAGTTGCATTCGTTATGCTGCATTGTAACCCCCCTCAAGCGGAAGGGAATACCCTACTTCTGCAGGCACGCCATGAGAGACGAAAGCATTCCTGATCCTGAGAGCCAATAACAATGAACGACCACGGAAAACGGTACGCCCGGCGGTAACAACTACAATGAAGTTCTGGGGGGATACAACCTTAGCGCCGGTTGTAAGCGTAGACACTTCGCGCAAAGTATTTTTACTCAACGCTCGCCTCCTGTACGATAGGTGGAGAGAATAGGCCTTGTCGAGTGCTTCCAACACTTGGCAGGGCCGTTATTATTTAAGCCTTATTTATCTTCCGAATGTAATCTTTTATTGCGAGAACCAGGGCACTGGATACGGATCGCGAATCTTTCTCCGAAGCTTTCTCGAATTGCTTTTTAAGATCCGGATCAATCCGTGCACCTATAAACTCGCCTTTGTCTTTCTTTTCCATGTTAGATAAATTATAACATTGTTAAAAGCAAAATCAAGTCCTTTCTAATAATTAAAAAAACCGCCTCGGATTTCTCAAAGGCGGTCCAGTATACTGCACTTTGCATTTCCTTTACTTCAAAAACATCTTCGGATCAACAATCAACCCAACCTCATGCCAGTGTGGTTCCCGGTGCTCCCGGTACCGTGCCCAGAATCCATACGCCGGGCGAAGGTCTAAATGAAACGAATACGCGATCTGGTTATAATAAACCCCGATCCCCTTAAACCCTGCCTCAAGAGCTGCTTTAAAGACGTCGCTGACTGATACCGGTCCATCCTCCTCATAAAGGGCACAGTCGCCGGCCATGCCTTTTTTGTGCCATATGCTATTGTGGTTTCCTGTGGTCAGCCCCCCGGGTAAGAGCGTGACCCGTCGCCCCACCAGGTCACGAAACTTATCATAAGCGGACAAGAGAGAACCATCCACGTCGTTGAGTTTTGCTCCTGTACGTGTTACCTCGTCAGCAGTAAAATTCCGAATCCCGGCAAAATCCTCGAGAATCATAATGCTTTCCTCGATGTAAATTTTTCTTCCACTTTCACTATTGCCGCTTCCCCGAGAATGGGTTGATCCATTCCGACAAATGAGGCTTTGGCGTGAAAATACCAATACCCAACTTCATTGTTTAGGGCCCCTGTTACCCTTGCTTTTAGCTTGGTTGTTCCTTCGACAGTGGCAACCAGTTCGCCAATAGTTTTTGAAACCGGTTTTTTATATATGATTTTTGGATCTGTCGCACCGGTCAAGGTTATTCCGGTTTCAAGCACGATGTCGTAAGGTTGCGTTTCGATAATTGCGCTCATATAATCGACTCCGTTTCCAGGGTTACACAGATGGTACTAAGTTCACTTACTGCGGGCGTGATGATCGAATCGTCAGCAATTGACACTACAAATGGTGATAGCTCCGAGATCCGCTCGGAAATCGTACTCATATTTTCTATTCTTTCGACCATGGCACCATCCTCCTCGATAAGTAACGCCATTAGGCTGAGCCTATTAATAATCTCGATGTATGCCGCTACAACAGCCCAGAGACTTACGTAGATATATGCTCTGGTCTCGTTGGATCTATACATGTAAGATTTGCTTATGATCATGGCTGCAGCCCCTCAGATGATGGGATACCGTCACCATCATACGTCACATTGACCACTGCATCGCCACCAGCCCTGTACTGAGTAATTTTTTTATCGACAATAGTGTTGACTCTGTTCAATAAATACTTTTTGAAGTCTTCTGTTGAGAGCTTCCCGCTTTCAATTCCTTCGATCGCTGTTCCAATGCCGTCAAGGGTTTGCCTATCTGTTTCATCGAACGTGGTCTGAGGGAGAGCCATGAGCCTATTATGTTCTTCAGTAGAGAGTCCAGATCCACTTGAGACCGTGACGACAGTGCCCGCTGCACTAAGAATATTGACTTCTGTGACAAGGGGATTGGGCAAGAATGGGTCCCCTCCACTAACCTGCACGAGATTCCCCCCGTAGACTTTGAAAACTCCACTTGACTTAGTTGAGTAGATGAGCCACCCGTCCAGTAATACGATTGTGATACTGAGCTGGACTCCAATGTTAACGTCAAGGTAGTCTTTCCCTGACGCGTTGCAAATTTTGGGGAAGGCAATGCCTGTCGTTGAATTCTCTGCTTCTCTGCAGGCATTTGTCAGCTCCTGTATTGTTACGTTATCAATTGTATTCTGACAACTGATAATCTGTGTTGAAAAATTAAAAGTGTAAGTACCGGCGAGGCCGGTATATACATACGTTACTGCCATATCAGCCCCTTTCCGTTGAAGGTAATTAGTTACCTATAACGTAATCAGGATTACGAGATGCTGGTACGGCAAGTCCGGTGTTAGTGATAGATGCTGCCACCTCAAATGGGATGATCTGATTTCCACCTGCACTGGAATTTCTAACCCTGACAATTACTGTCCGGTCAGCTACATATTGTAAACCAGATTTAACCACACTCGTACCAGCTGTTTGTTCGTCGATATACCCAACATACGCTCTGTCCGTATTATTATACGCTCTATCCAGGGTAACAGCATTCAGAGTAAATACCGCTCCAGTCCACGAGGAATATGCGTATCTTTGTTCGGTAGCCGATGACGTATCCACAACTCGAACAAACCCAGCCTGAGGTGTATCTTTCGGTATCGATACCGTTACCTCGAAAGTGCCAGCACCAAGAGTATTATTCGTGTTGTGACTTGTGAACTGAGTCTTATCAACTGACCCATTCAGAGTCTTGAAAACTGCTACGCGATCTGTGGCAACGAGTCCGGTAACCGAAACAGCCATTGTTGACGGTGGATTGTGCTGCACATTTGAAGTATCAGTCGCGATATATGACCCAGTCCCTACATTGATCGGATAAGCACCCTGCTGGAAAATAAGCGTCGTACCGGCCATCTGTGCAAGAGGAAACGCCTTGTTAGGAGTGTACGCCACGTTTGCTTTCTGGTACAGAGGAGCGGGAACGCTATTTAGCGTCTGTGAAGTCCTTTCCCCTGATATCATCCATTGTAAAGCTTGGTAAACGATCGCTTGAGTCTGTGATACTTCGTCCACCCTACACACATAGTTTTCGTTGACTCCTGAGTCGTCTATGTCTGCCGAATAGGTACCGAAATCCACAGCTATAGAAGCGGTAGCTCCTGTACCTCCGTGGGCTACAGCCACATAAGCAGCGACCTGTACGCTACTAAGAGTTATAGCACTATCCGCCTGGGTCGCAAGAGCGGCCACCACACGGCCACCAGCTGATAAATCCGCACTGGCGTTGCTGTACGTGTCGCCGTAGTTACGATTGTACACCTCTATGAGACCTGAATCGATCAGAGTGCCGGCTTCCTTAACCTTGACCAAGATATCGATGTGTTTTGACCCTACCCCGCTATTACCAGTTCCCCACCAGCCAGTAAGAATTGCTCCATTCTGGTCAATGTAGGGTGATCCAGAATTCACGTCACCGACAGTTACCACATTACCAAAAAGTTCCTCACCTGTGGTGCTTGCTCCAGAAGTTGTACCTGCGCCCGTTCCAGTTGTAATAGTAATGGCTTCTGCTTCATCAAACAAATCGTCGGCAGCGTCCATTCTGACCCACCATTTGCGATCTGTATTGTCGTAGTCAAGAAGCTTGCCCGTGTCACCAGTGGTCCCGCCAACAACCGCTTTGCCTATGTCCCCTGCTACGGCTCCGGTATAACCACCTGCAGCAAATGACAAGACACGAATGGCAGTGTTATAGCCATTGGTCAAAAGTGAGGCACCTTTGAGGTGTTTTACAAGTGCTTGCTGTATATACCAACCATTTGCCAAAACGTAGTTCAGCTCTGAGGTATTTGACCCAAAGGGTACTGTGTCATCGAGCTGCACCAGTTCGTCAAATGTATCCATAATTGATGTATACATCTGGTTTACGGTGTAAAATGTTGACCCAGCCAGGAAAGTAGTTTCCCCGTACAAACGCCTGTTTACATAATCAATAAGAATGTCGTCAGCGATACCCATAGTATGCTCCCTGCCTGCAAGGCTTTAAATGTTAGATTATAATTAAATCCGATTCTTGAGCGACCCAAACCGTGGCACCTGTACTCGTTAACATTGCATTTGTTTCATATGGCTTATAATAAGGAGTTGCTGATCCTTTACGCACACGAATGGTTAGCAGTTCCGCTGACCCATTATACGGCACGTTAGTAACTACTATATTTCCCGTCCCTGATTGAGTACCGCTGGCGATCACCTGCGCTGTCGTATTATTGTATAACCACCAGCGAGACCCATTCTTGACGTTTTGCAATGTAACCGTTACCTCGTCAAGAGGATACAGGATAGTAGAGTCAACCGTTGTACTCCAGTTAAGCAACCTAATAAAATCCGTCTTTGACCCAGATGCATGAGAAACTCGCACCTTGAATCTGAACCCAGTAGTCGAGTTAATACTGTGATCATCAAGATTAGCTATTGTTAAGGAACGCCAGTCACTATAACCTGACCCAAGATCAATTTGGTATTGCAAAGTGAAGTTGCCTGGATTCGTACCAGCCGTATTTACCGCCCCTCCAGCCGGAAAAGCAGTTATACCTAAAATCCAATGTGGCCACGTAAATTCTATATACCCGCCAGCAGAGTTTATGAAGATTGCACCATTAAGATTAAATTTGACATCTCCTGAAATAACAGCTTGCGTGTAGGATGGTGTATAGGGATTAAATAAAACCCCCATAAGGCCCGATGTCGCCGCTGTACGTATTTCATAAAAATGCGTATTATATGCAACACCGATATTTTCTGGAATGGGGTTAGTGGGAGTACAGTCTACCCCTTTAAAAATTGAAAAGTAAGGACATCCTTGCGACTGGAACAAAAGGCTATTAAATAATGCAGTTTTTACATTCTGTAAAATCACTTGTATTGGGACACCAAAACCAGAGTAAAGTAACCCAGTAGTATACCCAGAGAACGTACATCGTACAAATTTACTTAGCGCTGGCCAGTCCGCCCGAATCGCATAATCGCTAAGCACGTTAAGAGTACTATTTTTCACAAGACTTGGTTTCTGAATAACTCCCTGTGATTTCGGGGACGTATATCCATCAGTACTCAGAGATAAATTATCAATAGTCACGTTGGCACAGTTGGTATTCCCTATGGCCGGACTATCATACGACCCGTAGGCAAGCCCATGCGGAGAATCGCTCCACTTAATATTTTGCATAGAAATATTAGAACTATTCTCCATTTTAAATTGAGCACCTATAACTTTTGAATTTGTAATGGTACATCCAACCGCAAAGTTCATATATATAGCGCAATCGTTTGTGGAATTGCGTTTAATCGTATAAAATTCGCAATTGTCTATACTGACATTGAATAAATAGTAAAAGTATATAGCGCTGTCACCATCTTGATTACAAAATTTACAGTTTGTAAATGTCAAACTATCACTGTATTGGGGTTGTATAGGGGAGATGTGTGTTGATATGTATCTATCTATACCGATGCCCATATAATCAAAGGTGCATCCAAAACAATTATCCATATACGAACATCGAGTAAAACCTACATGGGAAAAATTTAGTCTTTTAGCCCTACTAAGTGGAGCGTCGACACCAAACATATAACATTTAGCAAGTGTCACAATCCCACCATTACCTAGATCAATGGCCACATCATCACCGAGGGCTGGGTGTATCGTGCGTGTACCATTACTTATAACAGTTCCGAATCCGATATTATAAACTCTTACTTTTGCATTATTCGGTACGACAGCACCACCCTTACGTCCAACACTCGCCCCACCATCACCAAAGGTGATGACTCCGGTGCTATTATTATAACTGAACCATTTTCCAAGTTCACCACATCCTATATCACTCAAAGCTAAATCACCAATGTTTAACCAAATTTCATATACCCCTGTACCTGACCCAGTCTCTACTTCAATTGTACCTGGCTCATCTTTGGCATTATACCCAGCTACTGCAGTCCAGCCAGTAGTTGTTTGTGAAGCATTACCATTGCCTGTGTAAATCGTTATATAGTTACCGTCAGCAACCAACTCACATTCTTGCTTAAACTGCCAGTTACCCCGGTAAGGACCGTAAAGAACCATAGACTGACTCGTTGATTCGTTTACAAGACGCAACTTGGAAAAACCAGCGGTACAGTCAATTTTAACACCTACAGCCAAGTCCGCGAGTCCTTGAGCATCGATCGTTGAGCGGTCAATAGTTAATGTAGCCCCATTATTTATGGTGATTACATTATCAAATGCCTTAGCCGATGCCATGTCTTTCCAGTCAGTGTTTGCAGATATGGTTTCATTAGCCATAATTTATTTCCCCATCTTCCCATCAATTTTTGCCGCTCTGCCGACAATGATATCAGGATTTGTAATTCTAATCAACTGTTCATTACATAGACGTTCTAACACTATTGATATTTCGTTCATCACATTTTTCGTCGCTTCTAACTCAGTGTTTCCTGCCGTTTCTTCCGTAAACTCAAAGCTGAGTACCCCGGTTATCTCCCACAATTGGTAGGGTAACCAGGTATCGTTTTTTATTGGGGCCAATTTACTCTTTCGATCCCGCCTTAATGGTTCTGTTCATAGCCCCACTCCTAATTCCCCATCTTCCCTTCAATTCTCGCGACTGCCAGATTAGTGATGTTCATCTTATCATGCAAATCATGTATATCCTCGCGGATCTCCGAAAACTTCAACGTCATATCCATTTTCATGCCGTCAATATGCCCGTGACATTCATTTTTCAGTACGTACTTGGTACCATTGACCTTTGCAACTTCGGCTTCATCCTTTTTGCTCTGTATTTCTTTTTCTTTAATTTTATAAAAAATAAAGGCGCAGAATATCAGAGCGGCTGGTCCAGGTGCCATCTGAAAAAGCTTTTCGACAAGTTGCATTATTTCGGTCATCTTCATCGGTCCCGGTTATGCGGGGATGAATGCATCCCCGCGAAAGTGGTTTTTAATCTTTGGTAGTGACTTCTTTTTTGTCGATCAGTTTCGGTTCATTAAGCTGCTCGAGGAGATCCCTGCAGCGAAGCCATGCGTGGGGGCGCTGACCGGCCATTCCTTCGAAAGCAGTTTTCAGGGCGTTCATATCTTCCTGGTCGACATCGATATGTTCTTCGGTTGCATTCAAATTTTCAACGGCGCCAACACAATCCATCAGCTGCATCACCCGAGTGGTTTTGCTTTCTTTATTTGCCGCAATGTCAAACAAATTAGAAAGCATCGCGATCTCAGTCTCACGAACGTCAAGTTTAGTCGGTCCGTTCTGAGTTTGTACGGTAATGCTTTTTGCTGCTGCTTTTGTTAAATTGATTCTGTAAAGATCACTTACTCGTGCCATGGTTCTGCCCCTTTGTTAATGGTAGATTTAGTATCCAGTTAAATAGTATCCACTCTCTGATCTGATCAACATGTATCCAAATCCAGGATTAATAGTTGCGTCATATTGAGTACCATCGGGACGATTAAATCTTAGTGTTTGATTGGTACTTGTTCCATTCAGTATAACTACACAGACGCCACCTACAAGAGTTCCTACCAATAGAGTGAGTCTATAGGTGACCCCGCTATTCACCATTCTACACCGAGAATAACTTGTCGGGGTAAATGACCTATTTCCCCCTGACATATCTATATCTTCTAGCATAGGGAACACCATCTTATTCATACCCATTTCAGCAAACGATACAGCCGAGTCAGTTTTCACTGCCTGATTAATATAAGATGACCAACCTGCCAGATTGGTTACTGATAATTGGTCTGCCCCTCCTGAATTATGCTGTGATGCATGTGTAGCAGCGGCGGCACCCACGTCGGAATAAGACAAAGAACTAAAAGCGAAAGATGTGGGAGACGTAGCTTTAAGTACATGGCCTGTTGTTAACCCAGATACGGTATGTTTTGATGCATCTACTAAAATGTGCGAAGAAGGTTCCCTTGCATCGTACAAACGAGTATCATTACCCCTGCAGGCTTGGTAGTATGCTGTACCAAAATCGACAGATACTGTTCCACTTGAAACGAGTAGACCAGATTCGTATTCAAGACCAACCCTAAGATGTCCAGCATTTGTCCTATCACCATACCCGTATGATGCCCCATTAATAGCATGGGCAATAGGCGAATAAACTGAATTATGATCGTGAGCTGTGGGAGAGTACACCCCAGCATGATCATGGCCAGATGCAGCTGCACCCACCTCAGTATACGTAGGAGTAGTCCAGGAGTATGTACCTGACCCATTGTTCTTGAGCCAGCCAGAGGCATCTGCAGGAAGTAAAGCATCAGCCCCTCCCCCCTTATGCGTAGAGGCGTGAGCACCAGGAGCTTGAGCTGACCCCACACTAAAATTTCCGCTTGCATCACAAAGGACAGTCCCTGCACCAAGAGAAGTAACCCTGAAAGAAGCGCAGACCAAAGCCTGACCTGTATGGTTATGGGTAGATGCAGAAGCACCAATGTCTGCGGGGGTTAGTGCATCAGAACCACTCGTGTAGTGTGTTGTTTTGTGAGCAGCAGGAGTAGAACCAGAACCTACATAAAGCTTACCATAGGCATCAGAAAGAACAGTGCCCGCACCATATTGCGGTAATCTAATACCTGCGGGGAATTCACTATGCTTGTTAGCGTATAGGTATAAATAACCAAGTGACCCCTCTAAAACTAACCTCCCACTTTCATCATCAGAACAGTCAACAGTAAAAAACGAACGATTGACTGTGTGTGAATAGCATCTTATTGCATATCTACCATAAGTATCATCTCTCGTTTTTATGTGCAACATACTGTAGGGGCCATCGTTATTGTATGGGCCTATGTATGCAACACCTAATACGGGATGTCCCAATATTTGAAATAGGTTAGTGTTAGCTGCACTTTTAAATTGTAGTGAATCGCTCCATTGACTCACTGCCTTTATACCATTTTTCCAGGTGAGGGTAGTTGATAATGTAATACCTCCGGTCACATCTAACGTGTCAGTTGGTGTATCAATGCCGATGCCGACTTTACCATCACCTTTTATTATAAAGTGTTTAGCCGAATATCCACTAGACGTTACCAACATGGCTACGTCAGTTGCTCCATTCCTACCAAGGACAACAAATCCAGCAGAGGTATCAAGTGCATTAACTTGTAAGCGCCAGCCATTCCAATAAGTGCCACCTACTAATACGTTACTGTTAAACCACGATTCGCCTACACCGCTTATTTGTGTTTTTGCAACAGCAGGTGAAGCTATATCATATAATCTTAATACGCCGCCATTTGTTGCACTATACTCAAAGTGGGCAACCCTTTTCTCATTGGTAGAAAAGTACATTGCAGTATAATCAGTTTTTAGTACTGGCATATTTAACGTAGGAGAATCAGGCCAGCTTCCTGCCGCTTTAGTTAATCCAATATATGTCCCATATCCCGTTGCATTATAAGCCTTAACAGATACAAAATATGGGTTAGATGTAGTCTTAACTGCTTGGTCAAGATAGTCATCAAACAGTTTACCACTATTAGCACTCACACTATGCCAGTAGTGACTACTCCAGCCAGACACAAGTCCACCCGCTGGTTGATAACCAAACCACACTCCCGCAACGTTCCGCTTAAGGAAATACTCAAGTCCATCAGCCCCTGGCAAAGTAATATCAGAGTGTGAACCAAAGGTATGCGCGTGAGTATGTAGGGCATTTGCATCCACACCACCAGTAAGAACGTCATACTGGGTCAGTTTGTCCAGATGACGGTACGAGGTGTTGCCGTTGTTAAGAAGTGCTAAATCATCATGGTTATGATTATGACCTGCCAATGCATAGAGTGAGTTGTGGTGATGCAAGGAACTTGCATCACCTGCACCGGTGAGTGTGGTAAGGCTGCTAAGCGTCACGCTGCTTGTCTTAAGTAATCTGTTAGCGCCTGTAAACACAATACGATCCGCAGTCCAGTTGGCCACATCATACGTAGGAATTTCGTGATATGATCCGCCGTGATCTTTGTAAAGAAGGTGATTAAAGTCGTCGGTTTGCACCGACAATTGGTACGGCTTGATATTGGCAAGTAATAATGCCCGGGTGTTATTCGGCAAAATATAGAGCGTCGGGGTTGCCCCTGGGAACTCGTATGTATTACTCATCCGTAAAACCCCTCTCTATCCGGGTGCTCATCGCCACGCTCCACCATCGACCGATAGATCCCCTGCCATTGTGCCAGCGTAGTGGCTTCCATGATTTCGCCCTGCCAATAGTTACTCAAAAAAAAAAGCCGTTGGGATCGCCGTCAAAATGATCACCTGAACATCAACGCTATTTTTATTTTTTTTCTTTTTGACTCTTTCGATCACGACTTCAACCGCAATATCGGCCGTTTGGTGTGGCAACCTTATCTTTATATGTGTCCCTACATGCCAGGATTTACCGATCCCGTAGCTCACAGAGAACGATGTTCTCTTCTTGTCCATCCAGTCGACCATGCAATTTAATTTCCAAACAGCATCTTCGTACCTGTAAATCCACCGCTGATCCATCAAGCTACTATCGCATGGTTCCATCTGTCGATACTTTAACCATAGCGCGTGGCACTTATTCCAAAGGGGTTCGCCGTCTACATCTAAAAGCCCAGGAGTAAAAGCAGAGTTCCATGCGGTTTCTGCAACTCGCGTGATGTCAATAACTCCCAAATATTTTTGAGAGCCGATATCATAAGCGTACCTTAGTTTGGGCTCAACGAAAACATCAGATATCGAGGGCTCTATCATGTCACCAATGTCGCCAATAATTTCACCGAGAGTTATTACTGTTGCTGGATAGGTTAACTCCTGGAGGTAGGAAACGCACTCTTTTCCGGTTTCATCTTGGTAGCTTACAAGATAAAAGTCATTGCATATTGATTTTACGACCGAGTCATTCCACGCATTGCCTTCATCGGTGATCTGACGTGCGACTCTCACGGCCTTCGGATCTGCAAGCGTTGCATCATCAAAGGAGCCGTCACCAGAGGTTTTTATTAGTGCTCCTGGTGAATACTCATGTCCCCAATCCTTTGTAATCCCGAGCTCAGACCAGTTACCAAGACGTAAGGCGTGCTCCATCACGTCAAGAGGAGATTCAATTAATGCGCCACTGTTTTTTCTCGTCACTGCCCACGCAGATCCAGACCAGTAATAGTACAGATTCTCGTCTGCAACGTGAATAGCATACCCAATCGTTGGGGTTGTAAAATGCCATGTTGCACCATCCCATTGGGCTATTTTGTTCCCTTGGTTAGCCCATACTCCAGCCCCTGGTGATGAAACCAAAAAAACCGAGAAGTCTTGAACAACCTCTGGGGGCTCTTGTAGGTCTTTGTCAAGTGCGGTGTACTGATATATTCCAAGTACATTGTTGTCCCACAAATCGTTAAAAGTCCGGCCGCTGCTTACTAAAAAAACAGAATCCTTTACATTTGATGCTTTCTCGAAAATCACGCATATTTCAGAAAGTTCGCATGTTACGTAGGTTTGAACCGTTGAATTAAATAGCAGGACACCTTCTATAATGCTGTTGTATTCATCTTTGCTTGAGAATGGAAGCTCAAATTTATGATTTGCGGTATTCAGTTTATACCCGCTCGTCATACGGCCAGCGACCCCGTCCCAGGTCCCGTTTACCATATCGTTTTTTTGCAAAAAGTACTTGTTTTTAGTTGCAGGATCATCGGAAAAGTAAAAATCTGGGAGACTTCGAATAAATTGCGGGTGACCAGATACAGCATCAGGGGGATTTTGTACAAAGCTTTGTATGGTATTTCCATAATAACGTCTTAAAACAATCTCCGTTTTAACCGTAGAATCTGTTTTCAGCCATATCCCGATGTACACTTTTTCAAACTCGTATTCGGCCGGTATACTTGGTAATTTGAAACCGATCGCTATTTTGTGGTACTCTCCGCAGATATCGTTTGTGTGGAACGAAATCTTGTTTGTCAAAGTCTGATCGACTATCGAATTAATCGAGCCGTCAACAACTAAAGCGGGGGTCTCATAATTACTTTTATATAAGCCATTTTCGATCTTTGTAAAGTCGGCGTAACCGAACAAACTCAAGGTTCCACTATCTTGCCATTTTATGTCTTTTAATGGCAAGAGAATATAGCCGGGAATTGTATTGATATCATTTGAGATAAAATCATTAAATAGTTCCAATTCATTCTTGGATGTACTGCTACTTACTGAGCAGGCATAGCTTGGAATTCGCTGATATCTGTCATCCTGGTATACAAAAATCTGAGCTGTATCCGTTGCGTCGCCCACTGGATCCAGGGGCCCTATGCAAGGCCAAGAATCAAGTTTATATTCACCAAAGCTCTTAAGGATTTTTACCCAAGATCTGTCTGCACCAGTGATTGCAAGGTCGCCATCCTCGAAAATGGCATTGACCGTAACATACAGATACCCTTGGTCTAATTGCCATTTATCTATTCGTCTGATTTGTCCTTTTCTATCACCAGCAACAACAGAAAGGTACAAAGTATCTACAGGGGATTGTTCCGCGAATGATGCTGATATAATAGTGCCTGCTAATAGTATTCTGTATTTAATGTATAAACCATTGATCGCCACCTTATCTATAATGCAAAAAAAATCAGTTACCGGATTATAATCATAATCGTATATGTCGGTATTTTTTAGCGCTATTAAAGCATCTTTCGAACGTATCGCATTTGCAAGGCGAGGTACCCTTATCTGATTATTATCGGTGTATTCAGGTAAATACTTTCCGAAAGTTATTGGAACCTGATCGCCCACAACGTCTGTTGTAGCCTGTTCTGATTCTTTGATTTTACTACCAAGATCAGATCGTCTTTTTGCCCACATGCTTGACTTCACGATAAAGGAGAACGTTGAACTCCAATTTGAATCTTCACAGGTACCGGTGAAGATCACGGTGCGTGAAACGCTATCGGCATCTTCATCAGTGCCGACAAACTCAATCACCTCACATTTAAGACCATTTAGATTGATTCCGAGCTCTTGAATTTTAAGAGAAAACTGTGTTGTATTAATAAGATTAACCCGAATATCATCCAACTGAACAATGCCACCCCCAACTCGGTAATCACCTCCCTGGTTGATGTCAATGTCGCTGGAGATCAGCCCCGGGGTCCACGTTTCACCTACCCCTAACATGGGGGACTCCGAAAATCGAAATTCAGAGTTGCCGGCAATGGTTGAATAAAGCCCTATATCCGTCTTCGTGCTTATTACCTTATCTGTAAATATGCGCACGCCGAAAATGGTGTTGAGTGCGCTCATAGATAATCCTTTATCCAAAACGACATTGGAACTTCAAAGAAATCGAATTCCTTGTGAATTATTTCGAAAGAAAGATTCAGATTATTACAAACATACGTCCCACTGTTTCCGCCAGATGGTCCTGCGAAATAAAAGTCGGTTTCAGTTAATACATTGATATCTAAATTCCGGGATACAACCAGTTGATTAACGAGAGCAGCTGCATTGCTTTGATTCAAATGCTGCTTCCATTGAACTTCAACCATATCAGCACTATACCCTATGCCTACATTAGATACAACCCCACCCTTGGAAACAGTCGTTACTCCGGCTTTTCCGTATCTCAATCCAAATCCTGCTTCTGGATAGGACAGACCAGCAACGCTTCCAATTATCAGATCGCCTTCCGGCACCTGTGCAGGAAGACCGTACGGAGTAAGAGCTGAAATTTTGAGTTCCAACTCATGATTGAAATATTTATATGGACTGAGTAGCATTCCACTCGGATCATAATTAAGGATTTCTATCGTAAAATCACCCGTGTCGCCTTTGTCGGGACCAGCCGGAAACCATCCGGTTGGTGTTGAACCTAAATGCAGCGTAATGACCTGATCCCTGGCTTGGTTAGAGCCGAGTATGAAATCAAATAGCAATGATGCACCGGGGTTTCCTGACAAATGCTTCGCGCCTTTTATCGTTCGATAATCAAACGCGTTTCCATTGTCGAAAAAGAAATACCCTGTAAAGCTTTTAGCTTTCTCGATAGCCATGTTGACATTCACAGAATACCCATACTGAGGCGGTACCACCTCGATTGTTGTGCCATTGCATTCCAGGGTGATGCTCATCGCATACGCCTCTCTACTTCCTGAAGTACCCTGTCCGCTTTTCCTTGTCTGATTTCCTCGTGAAGGGTATCGGACAAGTGGCCTGATTGGTCATAAAAATTGACTACCATTGACGCTGATGACCGGCCCGATGGGCCGTTGATATTGGGGGATGACTCCGGGGTAATCTGTACATGCTCACGACGCCCCGGGTTTTCACCGACCATGATTAACTGCGGGCCTGACGTATAATAATCCGCACCGAGGCCAAACTTTGCTGCCTGTATCGATGCAATATTCGCAACACCCGCGGCGATCGCTGCAGCAGCAGCCACTGCGCCGAGGGCGGGTCCGACATAGGGGATCCCCGCCATGGCTTTGTACGATGCTACCGCTCCGGAGTACGTATCCCATATTGCCTGTGCGGTCGCGATCGCTTTGTAAATACCGGCGAATTCCTTCCACCTGGCTGCAACAGTTTGTAAATTACCAACCATCTGAGCGGCGCCCGCGCGCGCGTTCTGAATTTGCGTCTGCAATACCATTCTATCAAGTGCGATTTTATCTGCAGCATATGCTCGGTCAATGTTGGCGAGGGCGTCTTTGTTGCCGGTGTGTTGCTGCCTGAGAATCTCATAGCGATTGTAGAACGCAGCATATTCACGCTGCGATTCATCTTCTATAAGGGCGGTACGGGCATCCGATGCAAGTTTGGCGGTTTCGGTCCGCCCCCGTTCCATGTCTTCAAAATGTTGCCTGGCTGTAGCGGCATCTTTTTCCCGCAAATCTTCTTGCCACTTCTGTACTGCCTCTTGTATGGCCTTTTCCTCTTCGGATTGCTTTACGGCATACTGGATATTCATTTGTGATGGGAAACCACTTTTCTGTGCAAAATCTTCAAACGAGCTTTTCCCTTTGGGCCCAGAGGGAGGTGCTGGAGGGTTAAGACTGTTTAACTCTTTTTTTAGATCTACAATTCTTTGTAAAGCCTGTGATGTTGTTAAAAGAGTCCCCCCATCGAGACCCGACATGATCTCTCCGGATGGCTTATTTGCTATCTGTGTACGCAAGTGTAGTATAGTCTTATTGATTTCCTCTTCGCGGGACTTGATCTTATACGGTGCTTCTGTGTTTGATGGCTTAGCGAGCTGATCCCTCATGATTCCGATGGCGCTGGCAGCCCTGGCAGCGAGGTCGGCTACTTTTATTAGTGCCGGGGCAAATGCGACAGTGATATTGGCGGATGCAACTTTAAAAGCCCGGTCCATTCGCTCCGCGGAATCTTTCGCATCGGCCATGCTTTTAACAGTTCTTGTGTCGAGAATTTGACCGTACTTTTCAGCTTCCGCCATCTGCTTTTTAATTTCAGCGGATCCCATTGCTATCAAAGGATTCAATTCTATTGCAGCCTTGCCAAACAGCTTTTGTGCAACGCCGGCAGCATATGTTTTGTCACGCATATCTGCCAATGCAAATACGGCCTCGTTTGTCAACTGCGTAGAGTCCTTCAATCGGCCATTTGTATCGTATATTTCAATTCCTAATGTTTTAAAAGCTTCCTGAGATTCTTTCGAGCCCGTTGCTGCTGCATAGGCACTTACAGATATCTTATAAAAACCCTTCTGTGCTTGTTCAACCGATGATTTATTGAGCCGTAGTACATAGTCCCACCGCTGAACCGAATCCGATGTCATGTTAAGCTTGCCGGACAATGTGTCAATCTGATCGGCAAATTCTATAGAATTCTTAGTCATGTTTCTTAAAGAGTTGCCAATTGCAACCGCAGCTGTGAGCCCGAGAGCGACACCAAATGTCGCATGTAACTTTCTTGCAGAAAGCGCCAGTGAATCAACATTAAGCCTGGCATTCTTCAGGTTGTTGGAAAGGAAATCTCTTCCACGCAATATGACTTCGAGTTCAGCTCCCAAAATTCGCCTTGTCCCTTTTACGTTGCAATTCCAACATTTTGTCTTGGTACGTTGTCACAAATCTGACGAAAACACTTAACGCGTTTACCAATACCATACTTTGCTGTAGGTATGGTTTTCCATCAGGGTATTCTCCCTGTTTCCAGTATCGTAAAAATGCAGGCAACAACCGCGAGATTTTTGGATCTCGAACCAGCGCATTCGGGCAGCGATACACTGGTATTCGGTTGTTGCCATGACAATGCTTGCATCGTTTCTTTTTCCCTTGGCATACTATACACTCTTCAATTTCCCATACCGGCTTGTGCTTTTTCCTGTTTACATTTCTTTTGCAGCCACGACTTTTTTGTTGTACCTTCGAGCATCTATCACAGGTAAATGGGATATACCTGGTCATGACAGTCGCAGCTGCAATTACTTTTTTAGGTCGTCGAAATCGCCTCCGAGCAATTGAGGAATGATTTTGTGTATTGTGCTCGCAAGTAAATACAGGTCACCGGCTTTAAACGCTGATGCTGGATTATTCTCTGGGAATTTGACGTCTGTTCCTTCCCATCCAACGAGAAAAAAGTTGATGAGCGATTTCATATACTTCCGATATGCTGCGCTTTCATCCGAAGTTCCCTTCGCTTCCTGAGCCGTATCGGCAATTCGATTATATTCCTCTTCGTCATCAATGGTGAGATAGCGAAATAAAAAAACCATACGGCTTTGTTCGTCGGTATGTCGGTATGGTTTTGATACGTCAAGTGGAATCATAGCTGCCCCTATGTGTCAAATGTAAATTGTTTATTTCCCTTTAGTTATGCTGCTACTGCAGTATCAAGCTGAATTGATAGATCGTTGTCCACGAAAATGCCAGAGAGATCCCAGCACTGTATGCCGCCATGTTCGGAATAGTTGCAGCCAGTGATCAACTGTTTTGCACTCGATATCGTAATTTTGTTTGGAACAGTTCCCCAGGAGATACTAAGAGCCGCTTTAGTACGGGCATACAGGAGCGCCTCGGGATCAAATGTGGCTGGTTTTTCTATGTAAACCTTTGATGTCCACTTGAGTTTTCTTCCGCGAACAACGGTCAAACCCTTACCATACGATACACGGGGGTTTAGTCGGGGCTGTGCTTCCTGAGAAAAAGATATTTTAAAATCAACAGGAACAATCGTGCTGTTCGCCATAATCGAAACAGTGGCGTTCTTTACTTCAGGTATCAGGATGCCCGATGGTGATGTGGTTGCCTGAGTCCCTACTACTGCAGCCGCAACATACGCCCCTTTCCCACTCAGGCTAAGCATGGCGGTTGACTTGTCAAAGTCGATGTTAAGATCTCCACCGAACATCAGGTTGCCGCACTTGCGTACCACGCTTGAGTTAGCGTCCAGGTTTCCCGTGTAACCCCAGACCGTTGCATCTTTCCATTCAGACTGTTTGTTGCTGAATGTGTAAATGTACCGGTCATTTGCCAGATCTGCGTCGCTATCGCTAGCTGTTTCTTTCATGCCCAAGCACGGTAGAAGCTTGCCAACATAGCCGGTATTACCTTCAACTCCACCCGTCCGTAGCGGTACAGAAAGCGAAACTGATGCTTCAGACGGTCCAATCACCGGTTCATTCTGAGGAAAGCCGGCACCAACAAGCGCCATTTCAGTAATGGATGGATCGAACTGGAGCTGCGCACCAGATTCTACTTCAAGTAGATCCGACGCAATCAGAGCAACTTCTGGCGTTCCGAAGGTCGTTTGCTGTTTGAACAGAACTTGGATAAGATCGAGAATCTGGGTTTCACCGGCCATTTTTATCCCCTTTGATATGGATCAAATTCGTTAACATTTGCAATTATCATTACATTTACGTAGATCCCAACTTCAACAGGATCATAAACCGCATACGGTCCATAACCATCCCAGTGTGTTCGTGCAGCAAGTCCACCCCGTTGATTATCTGCCATTATCATTTTGCATAAATCGGCAGCATCATTTTTTATGACTCTATCTAATGGTGGATTGCTTTTCCCCGAATCATTAATTCGATTGTCAACCAGATACATGGTATATCGGATTTCGCACGTTGCTCGTTTATTGGCCCTGTTTGTCACGGTTACCTGGGGACTGGACAATCGGACAAATGGGTACCTGTTTTCAGGGTCGTCATCTATCCTGGCTTCCTCAACGGTGATAGCGTTATTCTCATCACGAATGAGAAATTTCCCGGCAACTGAACCGAGAAGGTTTTCGGTTATTTGTGATATAATTGAGTCAGCCATTATTCTACCCGTGTATTTCCCTTTGTCATTCTGTCAATTGCGCGCTGCATCTGCTTTTCGCCCCGTTGCGGTATTCCCGGCAAACGAGCGCTCCAGTCGCGTTTGAAAGAAAACTGTGGTCGAACAGTAATGTTTCTTGCGCCAATAAATAAAAGCGTATGTCCCCGACCCTTAATCCCGCTGTCGTCAAAAAACATCATTTGACCATTGACCATGGCAGGATCAAGGGCTGATTTATCATAAAGTTTCCGGAATTCTGATTTGAATGCCTTTGTCACACCGATCTTCGCCAGGTTGTCGTAAACAGGGAGCGGCATCCACTGACCATGTGGTGCAGATGTATAACCGGTTTCCATGGCTGCCAAATTCCGGGCAAAATTAAAACGTTGTTTTAATCCGACGCCCATGCGCAGCTCCATTTTGTCAATCACATTCCGATGATCGATGTATCCTCTGAAAAGCCGTGCTGTCTTTTCCGACCACTGCCCTGGTCTGCCCGATAACTGCTTGTTAAGTAGCCTTTGACGAAATTTCCCATCTTTGAATTTGTCGCCGACAAAAAAACGTCGTTCTGCACGAAACCATCTAAGCATAGCGTCTTTAAATGCTTTGGGTGCATGCTCAAATATCCACTTGAGCTTTTCATCCCCAAACAATTCAATGGTTTCGTTTGACATTAGCGCTGTAGTCCAAGTTCCCAGGACCCATTGTCCTGGCTAAGTATTTCAGCAACGCGAAAATCGGTTTTTAAATCACCGATGTTCAGCGATATTTGTACGATATCAGCTTTAGGTTTAATTGATGTACACCCCTTAACTGCACCACGGGAAATGTTGACAGAGATTACAAACTTCTTGGATGTAACGCTGCCAAAGCCATCGTTAATCCTGAGGGGCTTATTATCGCGATTGACAATTAAACGTATTGTCCGCTTAACCCCGTCCTGTGTATAAAAGCCATCTTCCCCGAACTCATCGAGGAAGAGGTCTTCAAAATCACGAATCAGATCTGTTTCAGTCATTTACTCTTCAGTCCCGTTCGCTTCGCATATTTTCTTTGCTTTGTTATAAGCAAAGCCCTTACTTATCAGATCTTCTTTTCTGACTCCAGAAAGCTTTTCAAGACTATCGTATCCAGCCTTTACAAGCGCCTCGATAGTCTCACTGTCAACTTTCTTGAGCTGATATGGAGGAACGAACACGGAAGCATCCACCACAACCGGTGCACTGGTTATTGTTGCACTTCCTGTTATCTCGGGAATTGCCGGAACAATCGGTAATTCTGGGATTGGAGGCATATCTGGTAATTCCGGTACAGATGCATCGGCGGGTGCCACCAAAATTTCTGAAACACCTGATTCCACCGGTGGGACAGGCATTGTTGGGACGGGAATAACCGCAGCCTCTTCCCTGACCTCAACAGCTTTCAATCGAACCAAGCGCTCGATGTCATCCTGATCGGTCAATTCAAAAATCGTACCGGGAAGAATATCCTCGTGATTTATTCCAATACTAACAAGAGCTTTTAACTTCATGGCTTTTCCTTTTCAAAAGTGCCCGAAATGAAAAAGGAAGGCCCTGTATTACAGGACCGTCCCATATAAGAACCCATCGATCTGGGTTGGAATCGGCAGAGGAGCCGACTGGAGGCGTACCCATTGTACGCTTGGGTCTTTTACTGCCCATGAGTCAGCAAAGTACTGCAATACAGCATTGCCGGCTTCCATGTCCTGTATGCATGCATATGCTCGTTTGGTTTGGGCCCCCGATGAACCGCACAACACACCGCCTGCAGGAATGAGGGATTGTCTTGCGCCATTGCCATCGATGTATTTACCCTGGTACACCCAAATTTCACACATCGGATCGTACCAATCACAAACCTTCTGAGCTCCATTGTTCATCATTTCAGGTTTGACATCACCAATGACCATACGACGATTTTCGAGCACTTCTTTGACTTTCGCATGATTGATGAATGCACGCCACGCAGTAAGGCTCATAACGACTTTGTCCATTGTTAATCCACTATCATCCAAAATCAGTGTACCCCATGTATTCAATCGACCTATGGGATCGGATAGTGCGTTGGACCATAAATCATTATTAGCCAGAATCACTTTATGTGTATTGAGCATCCCGAAATCTACAGTGCGCTTTACACCATCGCCCTCGACAAGTACGGCGCCAGTGGTCAGTGCTTGCGCTGCCATCCACTCTTCTCGGCGAATAATCCGGTTCATCATTATCTTCAGATAACGTGCGACCTTTTTCTGGATCCGGGATTCACCGGAATCCTGTGGGCCATAGATTGTTTTCCCTGGATCTCTGATAAGTAGATCCTGCGGGGTTAAAGCCATTTTCTCTTTGATATACGCTGGCTTAAAAGTGCTGGTTGTATACCCATCAGCAGCAACAACTTTACCCTCAACAACCGGTGCAACAAACGCAGCCATCCGTTCGCCATCTCGTAAAATGTCAACGTCGACGGTGTCACTATCTACTGTATCTATTTCCCTAAAGAAAAGATTCAGGAGAAAGGTGGTCGGTTGACGCATGTATTGAACTGCCGCAAGAAGGGTGCGCGTAGAAAACATATCAACAGCACCAATTATCGCGACGCCTATTCCCAACCCAATATCAGATCCCGCTGCCGCGATATTGGTTTGATTGGGTAGCACCAGAGACAGCAATACAACCGGGGCGATAAAAATCGCCAGATACCAGAAGAGGCTCTCGAAAAACTTTTTCATAAAAAATCCTTTTTAAAAAGGTAAATACGGTTTACGATTACGAATTACAAAAACATTCTCATTACGTCACCGCAGTTACTGCGCTGACGACGCTGCTAAAAAGATCGAGCGTGCTCGAAGCTGTTCCGCATGATCTGCAACAACCGATGCACCACCAAAAACAAGTGCTGCACTGTTGAACTGACCAACATCATAAACCGGTGCATTGACAACATCGGCTGCTGTGGCGTCAATTGCTTCAGAAAGAACGCACTCAGCAATGTGACTTCCGTCCGTGTTCGCCTTATTGCATGCGCGGTATTTTCCACTTCCCGCAGCGACCGTAAGTGTGAATGAATCACCAACGACGAAATCGTTTGCACCATCTGCGATCGTAATCGCGAAATGACCATTGGTATAGGCAACCGCTATAGTCAGATCTGCCATACGAATGCCGTCCGGGTCCACCACCTGGAATCTACCAGCGTTAGCCGCTGCGGCTATGCAGGTAAGCTTATAAGCGCCAACCTTTGCTTTTGCGCCAACAGTAATAGCTCCGGCAACACCATCACCTGTGTTACCAGCAGTTGCAGCAATACTACCTGCACCGGTAATGATCTTCCCGAGCACTGTGCCGCGGCCCAATACTCCTTCGCCGGATAGTACCGTGACATGTTTTGTCACGATGTCAAAATCGCCACCGATCAGGCGATCTGGGGTATGAGTCTCACTCATTGTTCCTCCTGGAATCTGGTTATTATTTCAATGCCCGGTTTTTAAACAGTAATCTCGTCTGCCAATTTCGCCATAGCTTTTCCCAGCTCCTCTTCCGCAGCTGCAGCAGCAGAACTAGCAGGAGCATTCGATTCGATAGTTCGGATCTGGGCCGCAAGGTCTCTGCCGTCTGCAGTGATCGCAGTTGCAATCGTAGTAGTGGCCGTTGCCTGCGCTTCAAGAATTTTTACTGCAACGCTTTCCTTTGTTGCAGTAGCATCGAGTAAAGCGGCATCGATCGCTGCCTGTCCCGCAAGACCAGCGGCTGTCTTAAGCGACAAAATACCCTGAATTCGGCCGCGCTCTTTAGTAGCAGCTTCGGTAGATGCTGCCGAAATGGCTGCAAGCTGTACTGCCTGAGCTTCGTCCGATGCAGCTTTTTTACCGGCATCGAGTACTGCGCTGTAAACTTCAGGATGCTTTGTCTGGAGCTCTGTGATATTCATAAAGAATCCCTCCTTCGGGGTGACGTTATATTGTGAAAGAATCTTTTCCAAACTACCGACTTCATCTATCATGCCCGCGGAAAGAGCTCTTGATGCAACCATTACTCCGCCCTCGCCAAAATCACTTACAACCTTATCGCTCGTCACTCCGCGGTGTCTGGCGACCGCCGAAATAAAAATATCAGCAAGATCATCAACAATTTTTTGAACCTCTGCCCGTCCCGCTTCACTACTGGGACTGAGCCGTTTCTTGGGACTTTGAGAGGACACAATTTCTATTTCTTTAAGCCCGTTCTTTTTGTCCCACTCCGACCAATCCGTATACGTCGACACTACCCCGATTGACCCGACCTCGGATGTATCGGCAGCCACAATCCGGTCTGCTGCTGTAGCAATCCAATAAGCTGCTGAGGCACCCAGGCCATACACATATGCGACAATCGGTTTTTTTCCACGGGACTCGTAGATATACGTAGCAAGTTCGGATACTCCCGTGATGTCTCCACCAGGGGAATCGATGTTCAAAACGATAGCTTCAACTGTGGGGTCCTCGATCGCAACTGTCAAATCCTTGGCAATCGTGGCAATAGATGCAGCACTTGACCACGAAGAAAAGTATCCACCACGGGGGACGATTGAACCTATGATCGGGATAATTGCTACCGAGCCACGAGTATCGGTTCGCCTGCTTCCAGGAAGTGGCTCGCCGTCCCTTACCTGTAAAGCATTGCGAACTTCGGTATTGAGTTCGTTTAAAGAAAGGTTGCGTTTCGCAATACCAACAATGGTTTCCAGAACTTCACGGGTAATTGCCCACCTGTGACTCGAAAGCCAATCAACCACGTGATTCATTTATCCTCCTGCGAATTATCAGAATTATCTTCCTGGTCTTCCTTATCTTCCTGGTCTTTTAGATCCTTATCTTTTGTGCCGTCAACCACGGTTGGTGCACCGTACTTTTCGGTGACCAATCTCTCTTCACGGGCGCCACGATCAGACATGGAATCCCAGTCATCACCGTCAATAAGAGCAGTTTCTTTGCTGTACGTTGACAAACGGCTCTGAATTCGCATTACAGCGGCTTTAGTCTCAACAACGGGATTGATCTGACCTTGACCTTGACCCAGCCAGCGAGATCCGCTCCATGCTTCTCGTGTCGCAATACTGTCAATAAATCCAGGTGCTTCTATTCGCCTTTTTAGAACTGATTCAAGAAGCCACATTCGGTATATGGGCTTACAGAACTGGCGCTCCACATTGACCACACGATGCATGTTACATGATTTGTAGGCCTCGAGGAGAGCCGCGCGCGCAGCGCTATATGATGATTCAAAATGAGAGATCAAAACTTCATACGGCATACCGATTGCAGTTCCAACTTGTTTCATCATTGAAGAGAAGAATGGATCATAGGCGGCATTGGGACGTTTTGCATCTGCAATCTGTACCTCTTCCTCATCTGCTAATGAGATGATGTTGCCGGGGCCCATTTCATAAACGTTTTTATCATCATCGTTCTCATTGGGTTTTGAAACCTGACGATCTGTGGAAATACCATTACCGAGTATATCTGTACTGCCGGACGACGTTTTGACAAAAACTGTAAAAAACGAACTTACAACTGCAGCCATGAGCTCTGCTTCACTTAACCTGGTTGCCTGCTTCAGGGTTTCGATTACCGGTGCAAGAAGAGGTACACCCCTGCGTTGCCCAGGGCGCAGTTTATCGTAAATATGAAACACTTGACGGAAACCGGTGCGCTTTGCAAATGCCTCAATTCGAACCCAGTCATTATTAAAAAATCCGAGACCACCCGGGTGACGCTTTGAAATGTGGTATGCTACGGGTGCCCCATCAGTGTCGACTTCCACACCGCCGGCTATCGTCTCGTCGTCTATTTTACCCAAGGGATTTGAGACCATGTCGGCTTCGAGGATTTTTATTCTGAGATCGTAAACAGACCCGGGACGAGGTATTGACATGGGTAAATAAAAAACATCTCCGCTTGACAATTTAGAAATGTAAGACAAAGTCTGAAGTTGATAAAAATCACATGTGCGTTCTGCATCACAATCGTTGTTTTCTGCCCAAATCCTGAACTCTCGCTCAACGTTTTGTTCCCATTCTTCGGCTTGTTCGGCTGTAAGTTTTAAAAACTTACTATCTATCCGTGCTTGTAATGTTAGCCCATATCCTACTACGTGGGTCTTATATTTATCGACTGCGGCTGCCGCAATCGGGCTATTCATGATCAGATCACGGGATGATGCTCGCATTTCCTCCAGTTTAGGTATTGTGTCTGCATCGGCAGATAGCGCGGATGGATTCCATCCGCGCATCGATCGCCGCGATGAGCCACTTGAAATATACCCTGAGGAGGCAAGTTTTCGACCAAGGTAGTCGAAGAGGATCGGACTTTGGGGATTGTGTTTGGCGCGCATGGTTAAAATATAGCGCCAAATATTCACTTACAACAGACACCAAAACGGACCAATAAGGTCCACGCGGGCACATCCGGTGCCAATTAGTGCCATTAAATATCTACCGGCATCACTCTTTTCACCCGGGGAGCACCGCTTCCCGTGGAAATTCGATCAACCAGACGTTGCCATTCGATACGTCCCTTACGTATTTCTGCCAGATCTGCCCTGGTAACAGACCTATTACCGATCTGATAGGCCTGACCTTTGAGTATTGCCGCTTCTGCAGATATGTATGCGGCAAGCATTTCGGTTGCCTGAACAAGTGACGTTCCCATAGTACACCTCTCTTTCGTAAATGTTAAAAAATGTCCCGCTCTATCCGTTCTACGACAACAAATTTCCGGTTGGGCCTTTTAATTCTTATCTCTGTGCAAATTTGGATTGCAGTTTCACATCTATTTGTTTCTGCAATCTGCATTCTATCTTTCGAGTTAACTTTTTCGATAACATAGGATTTTCTTTCTCTCATATTTGAGCCCCTCGCGATATAACACGCCGGGCTTTTTTTGCAACCGGTCGTGTGAAGTCTGATTGATAAACCCGTTTTTCCTGTGCCAACAACTCAAGGTTCGGGTTCAAAACCTTGAGAGCTGCGTATGCATAAACAAAACAGTCGAGTGCTTCATTACGTTTACCAGCCGGCAGATCCCACTGGCTTTTAGGGAGACCAGCAGAGTGCCGGATCAACTTTCTTTCCGCTGTCAGCTGGTCGAAAAACTTTTCATCTACGGTATCCGGAAAGTGGATATATCCGGGACCGGGCTTTACAATGTTTTTTAAATTCGCATAGAGATAATCCTTTCCTTGATCTGCACCAACAAGAATGAGGTATACACCATTTTTCTGTTTTGATGCCCTACTTACAATACCACGCCCTGCGCCTGCCATGCCCTTTATAGCCCAAACGCGACGCCATTGTCGAGGTAGAACAAACCCGTAAACTTCATCGGTCGCATGGCCTTGCGAGTCTATACAAGTAGTAGCGATATTCATCATTGCACCCGACCGGTGTTCCCATTGCATTAACAAGTGCTGATCTACCAATTCCCAAACATCGCTCTGCTTTGTATTTCCCAGAAATATGCAATGGTCAATCAACCAGCACTCGCCTTTTTCACCCCAACCATAAACAGAAATCTCTACGCGATCGTCATGGGTATCCGCTCCCGCAGTCAAGCATAAGACCCCTTCCGGAACAATTGCATCGTATTTCTCGACGCGTTTTGCTAACCAATGGGAATCAATCGTTGGAGTAATTTCCGAAAACACTTCTCCAAGAACAGTGTTTACCCATACTTTTCGAAGAAGTGGATCCCCGATCGCAGCCAGGTGAGAACGTACAGCATCAACCCATGAGAACCAGCCCAGAGGAGAATATAGCGCTGACAGATGAAACCCCGCCATCTTCGCCTTTGGCTTATGCTTAATCCACTGCCCATGCTCGAGCATCCATGGCTTGTGATATTCTCTAATTTCTGCTTTACAGTGGTCACATTTTAAATGTACACTATCTTCAATTAGAGCCCCGGAATCATCTGTCAAATACTTTATGTTTGACCACTTAATAATCTGTGGCTTTTTACAGTAAGGGCAGGGAACATAGAAATATCGTTGATCACTCTCATTGAACTTTTTTTCAATACGGGAAGATCCGGCAATGGTTGGAGTACTTGCGTAAAAACGTTTTTTCCTACTAAAATTTGTCGTCCTACGAATTGCGAGCTCCAGCGGATCCCCTTCACCATCGGCATCCCGGGGATATCCATCTATTTCGTCCGCATATAGATATCGAGCCGGCATCGAGCGCAATCCAGCTGCGCTATTCGCACCGGTAATTTTAAGTATTCCACCAGGGAAGTCCTTCTGTAGTGTCGTGTTCCCCTTGTCTCTGCTTTTATTGTCCGAAACTTTACCTTTCAGTTGCTCACATGCAGCAATTGACGGCTGCAAACGTTGCTTAGAATTCGTTTTTGCCTGATCAATTGTAGGTTCTACCCATAGAATCGGACCCGGCGCATTTGCCATGTTGTAAATAATGCAATTCATCATGGTTTCGGTAGCAGCAATCTGTGACCCCTTCATAAAAGCAACGTCCTCGGTGTGCGATGAGGGAGACAATTCATCCATAATCTCGCGCATATATGGCACCCTGGATGTCCTCCACTGACCTGGTTCACCTGATGCCTCTGAGGGGATAATCCTGTTTTCGTCGGACCAGTCTGCGATTGATATTTCCGGAGGAGGTCTAAAACCTTCAAGGAAATAGCTTAAGCAGTCCTGTATGGGTTTGTCGAAATCGGTTTCGGACAAATCACATTTGTCATTAATGGTATTATTTTCACAAACCGTCAAACTTACCATCAGCCAATTTCCTCATGCCTTGTTTTAATTCGCCGTTCATGATGTCCTGTATTTCTTTCTCATCAACAACAACCATTTCGGCGACGTTTTGCCGTTGAATGTCTAACAGATTTCTTATGAATGCTGCCAGAATTGGAGATATTCGAGGGGGTATATTGAGAATGTTTTGCTGTATGGTCTGTGAATAATTGAAAAGTTTCACCATCAATGCGTCTTTGGGTACCAGGGCATTCCTCTTTTCCCAATATTCAAGCTCTGCCGTTTTAGCTGCAAACTTTTCACGGAGAGCCCGGTCCTTGTAATATGAGTCAACGTCCTCATTCGACTTCTCGGATTTCTTCTTTCCTGGATCCGGCTTCGATTGTTCCGGAATGAGATCATTGATAAATGATTGTGCTTCGCCATCCGGAGCAACATACTGTGGGCTGCAGATAGAATCATCGGTTTTCCCAGCTTGCCGGCGAGTTGGTATTCGCTGTTGATCGAGATCTGTCTTTTGCTGCCAGTCGAGATCTGCTTGATCGGAATCGAGAAACTTGAATATTCTGCATCCATGTGGCTCTTCTTTGGTGACAACAATCCGATTGTTCTTAATGGCCTCCTGGACAGAAGATAACGATACTCCCCGGTGCCTTGCGTATTCTCGTAGTGTCATTAGAGTCATATATTCGATCTCTGGTCATGTATGACCACGGGTGACCAGGCCCGTTGGTCATGTGTTTATAAATGCAAAAAACGGGCAAAAATGAGCAGTGCTCTTTTTGTCCGGGGTGACAGGACCGGGGTTTGTTGTCAGCTAAATAAAAGCTGGGCGGCTTTGCCAACCCCCTCGGGATGCTTCTCCAGAGGGACCCGTATGAGTGAAGGGGAGCCAGTATGCAGCTCACCCTCCCTGGGTTCATTCTGGGTTATTCGTGAGACACTACATGGTACACCTCTGTCGATAATAGTTTAATAATGATTGTTGACGTGTGAATCATTATGATGCGACATACAAAAACAATATAGTGTGCGGTTTTGTTTTTCAGGGACAAGGTTTAACCGATATTCGGTAGGTGTTTGCAGGTGCTTACACTGCTTACATGTGTGCTTACATCTTTTGCTTACACTTACTTATATATATATCAATACTTTATATTATTATATGTATATGTAAGCAGTATAATAAAGAAAATCGCGAATATATATAGAGGTAATGTGACTACCTTTTGATAACCATTACCGGAATAGAAACCGTATATATATAAATGTAAAAACTTGCTTATCGCGCTAACGTTTACAATTGATAGCTATAAGCCATTCATAATAGGACTGATAGGGGTAAGCAAAGCTGTAAGCGGATTGCGTAAGCAGTAAGCAGCTCAGGGCAGATGTGCTTACGCAATAATATTACCTATTGTTAACTTATATAATAAGGTACGTACATTAATTATGTGAATTCATTTTTGGGGTGAATATGTGATGTGCAGTTTTATGAAAAACAATATAGGAAATAATCGGAGAATGTTGGTAATTATATTACGATAACTAACGATGAAGTTTAATAGATCGCCTCAATTTGTTACCAATTGAGAGTTCCCATATGCCGTGTGCACCACCAATAACACATCCGGTTATCCCCCGGGTGTAGGCTTTTTTCCACCCGCGATCATCATTTGATGCTGCAATAAGTACCGATATCGCACCAATACCGGCTGCAGCGACATAAAAACCTCCCCAAAACGAGTGGTAATTGCTTAAATCAAGCAAGGCGTTCGGTACAGCATTTTGCTCGGTTTGATTTCGCTTCAAGGCCCAATCATAATCAAAGCATTGATTCGCCCCTTTTGTGTCTATACGACTGTTGTTCAGTTGTCATGTCGTCGAAGGGAATGAAACTTTTAGTTTCAGGTATGTTGTATCATCAAAGGGGGAAGCGGCCTGTGCCGATGCTAACCCCGTAAGGAATGCTACCAGTAAAATGAAGTGCGCTTTGTTATTCACATTTCCAATCCTTGACCCCTCCATGATGAGAGCAGGCACCACTGCCTGTTGCTGTACTCTCTGATCCGTCGTTGCAAGTTGCTCCCGTTCTGGTGCATGGCGCAAGAGAAGCACATGACATCATCAGAAAAAGAAAGGCTATCAAAGTGAGTTTGAACATAAAGTGTCCCAAAGGTAAAAAACGGAACAAGGTGTTCCGTTTGTATCAAAATACTACGTAATGTAAAGAATTATGAAAACACGTCGCATATTAAAAGCCAATCATCATCGTTGGGACGCGCGCTCGACACCCGTCGTTTTTTTGTTATTACGGATATCGTTTAGCGCGCGCGATGGTTTTTCTTGTTGCGATGTAGATAGGGCAATGTTCTCGATCTTATCCAATGATAGTACTAGCCTGCCAAAATATTTATCAACAATTTCGCGGTAAATACGTGCTTCGGCTTTAGCGTTGATCAATTCGCGTTCAAGATCAGTCAGGTGCGTTGGATTCGTTTCATTGGGAGTGTGTTCAGCCTGGGGCGACCTAACAACATTTGTTGTTGATTGTAGTAAATCGTTAACAGATCCACTCACAAAAGAATTCCAATCGAAACCGAAAGCTTTAATAATCCTGTTTACATGTTCGATCGGTACTCGTGTTCCTTTTTCGTAATTATGCACATTTTGCTGCTTTGAGCCTATTTTTTTGGCAAACTCAGCCTCTGAGAGATTCATTCTCTCCCGTAATTCCCGAAGCTTTGTAGAGATGTTTTGCATAATAACAAAAATATTTGTTACGAACCCTTGACTTTAACAACGTTTATTGTTAATTTAGTGAGTGTGTGAGGAAGACATGGTCTAAGTATACAAGAAATATACCAGAAAATCAATAACACCTTTTAAGGAGCAATTATGAAAGAAGTTCGGGTCACAGTAGAGGATGAGGTATTTGAAAGAAAAAAAAAGACAGATTACACCTGGTCTGAGTTGTTGATTTTGGGAATTGAAACTGCAGAAAGTAGAAAGTTGGCACCGAGTACCACTACCAAATAAACGAGGTAATTCGTGGAACAGGTTACATTAATAAATATGAAAGATGCCTACAGCCGATTAAGAAAATTTAATATCGTCTACAGGGGTTCATGGTCTAAGTGCTCGGATGCGATTTGCCTATTTTGCGGTGGGCTTGTGCGGAATGGCATTTGTCAAAACGAGGTATGCGGTACTGCTGTTGTTTGTTGTTCGTGTGGGAAAGTAAAATACCCAGATGGTAGTTATAAAGCGAGTGGTATCACGCCCAAAAAAGTAAGCCATAGCGTATGCATCGGATGTATTAAGGAGATCTATCCACCAACACAAGTAAAAATGTTCCTTTCAAAGATGATAGCAAGGAAAATTATAAAGGAGCTTACCAATGGTTGAAATTTTCGAACTTCCCCAGTACCCGCTACCGTTCCCGCGAAAGTTTATAGGCCATTTTGCAAGCCCTGTGCTTGCTATGATAAAAATGAAATGGACGAAGGAAGAGATGCAGTCAGCGCTCAATGGTGCAATAGACCGGGATGATGATACAAAGAATGTAGGATCGGGAATAGTTCGTGATCGATACATCCTTGAATTCACACCGGAATGGTTAAACAAGCTGGCCTGTGATGAATTAATATCAAATTACCCGGAGGGTATGAGCTTTGACGACATGGCTGTCATTTTAGATGTAACCCAAAGTGCGATAGAAAAAACTTTGGACCGAGCGAAAAAACGATTAAGAGACTCAGGGCAGTTCCTTAGGCTTGTGCGACTTGTCAGTTTACTCAGGGAACTGCACTACCACGGTGGTAGTAGTGGTCTTGATAAAGAATTCAAGGTGAGTACAAAAATAACGATTGTAAATTGATCACCAGGCTAATCCTCCCCCTCGTAAATAGTCGACCAGGGAATGCCCGTTGCCCTGGTCGACGCTCCAAAAAAACGAACACAATTCTTCCCTTCAGCTCCCGGTAATCTACGCAACAATCGGCCCCAAGTCTGGGACCATGTCGTCTTTTCGAGGATGCGCTTTATACCCGTGTGACTGTCGCTGATCCACACCAACCATCCCTTATCTTTATCTTCAGTAATCCGGATACCGAGTCTTTTCAAGGTTTCTTTGTACAGTACATCGGTTTCATCCTCATATGCAGCAGCTACCCCTGTCAACTTAGTGAGTACAGCCAGCATTTCGCTGATGCTTTTGTGTCCTCTGTCCTTTGGTAATAAGACCGTGTGTTGTAGGATTGCATCGAGACAGTTGCGTTCGTCCAATACACCCGGATCTTGCATCTGGCTTGGTTCGAAGTCCTTTATGAAATCATTCAAAGAACTCTCATCCACTAAAGCGTTCGACATAAGTCCCCAGGTGCCTGCCAATAGTGTGCCGATCTGATCTCCCGAACGACGATTACCAAGCTTTTCGGAAACCGCTCTTGCAAAGATTAAACAGTTTTCTTTCAAGACCGGAACCTGCTTTATTGCCCGGGCTCGTAGTGCAGCACACCATTCCGGAGTCATGGTTGTGGCTATCTTTTTGTTGAGGCCGGCGAAAAGAACCTCTCGCTCGTGGATATTTAACCATGTTGGTACCTGTAACGTTGCAACAACAACTCTTGTTTCGTCTGCATGCTGTGGCATATTGACAGTTATGCTGCTCAAGCAAAATACAGAACGTATATCATACTCTTGAGCCCGGCCGTACTTTGATCCTTTTGTTATTTTGGCATCAGTCTGGCTCGATGACTGGCGCATGAGCTCCAGCACATCCTCCATATCCCGTTCACTCTCATCGAAAAGGACCGGAAGCGCATCACTTGCTAATTTTTGTCTGATCCCGGCAGCTGTTGATTTCGACTGGAAAAAGGCACGAAACGGACCAAGGGTGGGTGCAATTATGTTTTGTAGTACCGTTGTCTTCCCTGATCCCGATGATCCCGTGACCCAAATGTGTGGACGCCAGGATAGTGCTCCGCAAATTGTCGCGATGAAACACCAGCCGGCAACGTAGAGTGAGTGTATTGGATTTTCCCAATGTAAGCACTGCATTATTTCAATCAGCTTTTTTGATTCGTCATCCGGTAAAGGTACTGTTTGAATGTCCCGAATAGCCCGACCGGACTCATACACGAACTGACTATCGATATCGGCAATGTTGGACCGGTCGCCATCAACCATAAGGTGGTCACCAAGATGCATTATCACGCGACCCCTATCCCACCAGGCCCCACGCCCCCGACACAACGTTGGATCATACACCGATCGCTCTTCGTTGCCCCGAAGAACAGCATCAACACCACGTTGCCAATCCGGGAACCCCTTCTTGCCTGGGAACTTTGACCACCACCAACTGAGTGGTGCTAACGTCAACAGCGCATTTGCCGTGTGCCCCTCGCCCTTGATGCCTTTAATTTGGCCAGTAGCATGAGGTAAATAATAGTAGTATTCTCGGTCATACCCCAGGCATTTGAACGGGGCATCTTTAAGAGGGTTTTCTGCCAAAAAGTAGTCAGCATCTGGGGGGGCAATCGAGTTTTTACTTATAAACTCCTGGACATCCTGCAGGGTCCACTTATCAGTGTTAATGGCGTCCCAGCAATCCCATCCGTCGGGTTTATTATCAGCCGTATCGACAATCTTAATCGTTTTTACCTTTTTGCCCACAATATCAGCGATAGTCAAAGCAGCCTGAAATCCTGGCTGGTCGAGCTTTCGCATTACTTCGCCAGCGTTAGGGTGCTTTTCATCATAAACTTTCTTGTCGGAGTCTGGCCAGTATGTAAAAACCCTGCCGTTCAGTGGCTTCCAGTTAGTTTTGCGTACGGCTTTACATCCACCCGGCCAAGTGATAACAACTATAGGGATCTTGTGATTATCAAATAGCAGCTGCAGCGCATCAGCACACTTTTCTCCTTCAACTCCAATCACGTCATAATCTGGGAACTGATATAGCCGGCCAAGATTATAGAGCGGTCGCGGATCCGGAAAGGAAAGGAATTTCCATTCTCTTTTACCGGCACTGTTTTTCCAGTACGCCAGTGGAACAACTTCCTTTCCACCGTGCGGTTTCTCATATCTGCACGCATACCCGATAGTTTTACCATGCTCATCTGTATATGCCCAATACTGACCAATTTTATATGAGACCCAGACTTTATTCTCAAGTCGATTGAAGCTTTCTGGTTTCGGAGGTGCATCGTCTGGAATGGGGTAGACTATTGTCCAATCAGATTTCTTTTTAAACGGAAGTTGTGAGGGTGTTGATGCGGCCTGAGGAGCAAATGGCGTCTTGTCATCCATAGGGATGTTTAATTGCCGGGCTAACTCTTTCGCGGCCTCACCCTGCCGGATACCGTTTATATATGCATAAAGCGATATCGGATCATTCCCCTTATCGTTTGTTGCAAAATCCATCCAAACGCACGATTGCAAGTTTATTTTAAATGATCCGGCTTCTTTATCCGATCGCGTGGGGTTTAGTGCTACATAATCAGCACCCTCAATCCGCCCCCCTGGTAACCAGTTATTCAACAGTGTCTGTAAATTAAAAAGCGCTGCCTCATTGATTTTATCAAAGTTTATCATGATTGCTTTTTTGTTATTGTTGAGGAAAGTGGCTTATAGCCCCAATATAAACAGTTGTATTTCAAATCAGGGACATGGAACGAAAACAAAAAAAACTTCACTTCGATTGTCCCTGAAAATCGAATCTTGATATTATCTTGGTTTTGTAATCGACGCGCAATCTCAGAATAAAACCGGATTATACACTGTCAATTTATTGACCCACGGGGGTGTTTTGTGCCAAAAATTTTAATAGAAATAGAGATCGAGCTACCGAATCGAATCTCGGACACTGAAGAGATGAAGCGCCTATTTGCTGATATTGAACGGGAAACCAAGGACAGTGCCCGGGAGTTGAGTCATGAATAAAACCGGTGAGGGTGAGATTCTGCTTTTCGATTGCGAGTTGTATACGCGATGGCATGAAAAAGTATCATTGCGCACGATTAAGCGTTGGCGAGCGGAAGGCAAAGGGCCTGCATTTTTCAAGCTTGAGGGCAGGGTTGTTTATCAGCTGTCAAAAATAGTCGAGTATGAACGGGCTCAACAACAAAAAAGCGATTTGCTGGGAAAGGGATAAAATGAACACGATTCGAATCTGTATCGGCTTCCCGGGATCGGGTAAAACAACCTGGGCAAAACAATATATCGAAAAGCATCGGCCCCAAAACAAAACAGCAATCGTTTCTCCCGATGCGTTCCGGGAAATGATAAATGGAAAATACCTTTTCGACGACAGTCAAGAAGCCCTCATCTTAAGAATGACACTTGACTGCACCAGATTGATTCTCACGAACGGCCTCGATGTAATTATTGACGAAAGCAACTACATACTTACTGCAAAATCACGGGCGCAACTCATGAAAGATATTCGACGATACGAATGCGTGCTTGGCAAGTTAAGAGTCGGTGCAGTACTCTTCGATGCACCAGTATGGACCAGTATTGATAGGCGCATTATGTTCCCCCACGGAAAGTACGATGCAAATCACTGGACAACCGTCATCCTCAATATGGCATCAGTATTTGAACCGGTTACAGATACTGAATCATTTGATTTTTTCGAGAGGGCCTATGAGTAGTCAAATAGAGAATCCGGACCTAACAAAGTACGCGCACGGTGAAAATGGTGCATGGATATTCCTCCCGAGGCAATGTCCAGATTGTAAAAAAATCTTTACCCCTGATAACGATGATCAGGAGAAATGTGAGGAGTGCATGAGTAATAAACCTGTTGACAAAATGACCGAAGTGGAATTAAAAATTAACCGTCTCAAAGGTCGGCTTGGTTACTACCGAAAGACTGGTGACTCGGAAAAGGTTGCGCAACTTGAAAATGAGATAAGGGTTTTGCTGGGTGAACCTGTGGTTCCAGCACCACCTCTTGTCCCTGTTGCTACAACCATAACCGTTTCTCAGAGGTCCAATACTCCGCGTGACATTATTCAGTCATTACAAACATCCGCCCGGGCTGCAATGGTAGGCTTCTCTGCCGATCAAATTGTGATCTCGCAGGAGAAAATAGTAATCACTGGTCGAAACTTCAACATCGATATAGGAATAATTAACAAATGAAATTAAACATATATATAGCCAGTAGCTGGAAAAACCAGCATGCCGTCGAGATGCTCACTGATTTGCTCCGAAAAAGAGGTCACTCGGTGCACTCGTTCGTTGAAAATGCTCAAACCGGTGAAGGAAAAGTATCTACCGAAATCGATCTTGACAAGTGGATCGAATCCGAGGAAGGTCGGCAAAAGTTTCTATATGACACAAGCTGCGCAATGACCGATGACCTGGTGATTTATATCGGGCCAAGTGGCACCGATGCATGGGCGGAGGTCGGTGCCGCTTTCGCCTCGGGTACTACTATTATCGGCCTTTGGGCAAAAGGAGAACCGGCAGGTTTAATGCGTCGGATGGTTACCAAATGGTTCAATAACTATTTCGACATGTGTAAATATATTGATCCTCTTATTACCGTTTAACATAATCACCATTACTTTTACCAGGGAGCCTTTATGTCCTCTCAGAACAACTTGCAAACTCCGGTACTTATCAAATGTTCAATAATACATCCATCCCCGGATAACAAGCGATCGGTCACCGATGAGTATATCGATGAACTTTCGAAGAACATCGATGAGGTTGGTTTAATGCATTACCCCATTGTTCGCCCGCACCCGTCAATTGATGATGAATATGAACTGGTGATCGGTGAGCAGCGTTGGAAGGCCTGTTCAAGGCTGTGGAAAGAAATGCCTGTTATAATCCGTGAGCTTGATGATCGAACAGCCCACATCATGATGTACACCGAAAACATAAAACGCTTTGATCTGAGCCCTATTGAACAGTCGCGCGGTATCAATCTCCTGGTGACTGATGGTTTCACTTTCGAAGAGATCGCCGACAAGCTGGCAAAGCCCGTTTCGTGGGTCGCCCGGCGAGCAAAACTTCAGGACCTGTCTGCAGCCTGGAGAGAATTACTGGCAAATCAGGAAAGCGATATAAGCCGATGGCCAGTATCACACCTGGAGCTGGTCGCCCGTTTCGAGCACCACATCCAGGACGAATTCTATCGCGAGCACATCGAAGAAAACGATGGAACCTACACACTGGGAGAACTAAAGGGATACCTGGATTCGTACCTGCTTAAATTGACAGCAGCACCATGGCGGATCGATGATTCTGATTTGTGTCCCGAAGCTGGTGCGTGTACCGATTGTCAAAAGCGGACATGTGCCCAGCAAAACCTTTTCGAAGTTTTAGAGATAAAAGGCAAAAACATTGACCAGTGCACAGATCGGGTTTGCTGGACAAAAAAGATCGAGGCTTTCATAACCATGAAAGAGGCATCACTCAGGTCTGAAAATAACCAGCTTATCAAAATTAATAATGCCGGTTATTCAGGGGGCTTTCTCCCAAGTGACCATGAGCTAAAGACAAATTCATTAAAGAATTGGGAATATAACGAATGTAAAAAGTCTGATCAGGGAGCCCGACAAGCGATAATAGTTGATGGTCCAGGTGCGGGTCAGACCAAGTGGGTGAAACCTCAGTCGGATGCTGCTGCAGCAAAAGCATTCGCAGAACCTAATACAAAATCCTTGAAAGATCGCAGGGAGGCGTTGGAAAAGCGTCGTAGAGTATTGGTGCTTAAGAAACTCATTGAGATGATAGAGGCAGAGTTAAAAACTCCTGCAAAGATGAAAAAACTAAAGCAAATGGATCTCCTCCGTGCGGTGCTTGTTTTCGGGTCGAAAAACTACAGTTATGTAACTGATGAGCGCATCAATTACTTCGATCAAGATGGATGGGGTGACTATGAGGAAATATCCGATGAGTTCGATACACCATCTGAGATCGCCATTGAACTGTGCCGTTGCACACTGCCTTTTTGGAAGCAGGAATTGTGTATATGCCGGGACGGATCCACGAATTTGGATTTTGCGAAAAAGGTTTGTCAATTTTTACAAATTGACATCGACGCGATTATCACGTCAGCTGCAGAAGAAATAAAAGAGCCTCGTGCATGGGCAAACCTGAAAACAGATGGAACACCTAAAGCCGCTCCAGCAAAAAACGCCTCTGTAAAAAAGGAAAAACAAACCGTATCCAAAGGAAAAACAGGTTCAAAGTCCCCGAAAAAGGCTGCAAAGAAAACGTCGTATACTGCAGCGGAAGATGATCCTGCATCTGATGATGACATGGGTGATGAATAATGAAACGGGTTCATTCGGTTTTGCTAAATGATAACTGCACTGTCAACGATGACGGTGCAGTTTCATTCGACAGTGGCGTGCAGTACTCCGCGGATGAAATTCGGGCCCTCCGAGGAGCTCCATCTGGAGTGGTTAAGAATGCGCATCATGTAAAGATGTTTTTCGGCGGAGTAGTCGAGTACATCCCTAATCATCAATTGGTTCGTAGGCGGGAGCAGGGAGTCGAGGTGGAGTTCCCGAAAATACCAATTGGTAAAAAGGCTATTTGATTATGGATACAGAAGTGGTGCTCTATACGGTAGGTGGGTATCCTGCATCTGAGGCACGAGTCTGGGACAAGTGTTCATACCAGGAACTGGGTGAAATAATACATCTACTGTCTAAGGGTTTAAAAGAATCCCGGAGAAAAGCAGTAGGCAAGTATTTCGAAATGCGAAGGTATTTCATCAAAGAGGTTTTCGAAGATTACGTAGATGCGCTCGATCAGATGAGAGTCGAAAAGGGATTTCCCAAAGTAAGAGATGAAATTGACGCAGTGCGACACGAGCTAATAAAATACGGGTCCCCAACGGATATGAGTCCCAAGCCCGAATATCTGCCTTTACAGTCGGATATCCCGATGCGAATTGCTGTACCGAGTGTTCGTAAAATTGAAAAGGTAAAACCGATCAACGCAGAATGCGAGCAGATTTCACTCTTTTAAGGAAATCCTTATGCCAACACGGATTCAGTGGTGTAAAAATTCGGATGGGTCACAGGGTGAAACCTGGAACCCTTGGCAGGGCTGTACAAAGATTTCGGAAGAGTGCAGATATTGTTACATGTTTCGGGAAAAAGCTCGATTCGCACAAGATCCGACACGGGTAGTAAGATCATCCCAAAAAACATTCGACAAACCAAGATCGCTACCTGCAGGCACAGTCGTGTTTACATGCTCGTGGTCCGACTTCTTACATGCTGATGCAGATGCGTGGAGGGGTGAGGCCTGGGACATAATTAGAATGTCAAGCGATAAGGTTTTTATAATACTTACCAAGCGGATCGAACGGGCCAGGGATCACCTGCCAAAGGACTGGGACGAAAACTTCCAGCATGTATGGCTCGGTATTACTGCAGGAGACCAGATAACATTTGATAAGCGATGGCCATACCTGTCTCAAATTCCCGCATCTGTTTATGTAATCAGTCATGAGCCGGCACTCGGTTTAATATCCTATCCACAGGATCTTCTATCAAGAAAAGATCGAGCCTGGATAATTGCCGGGGGTGAAAGTGGCACGAAAAGCGAACCCGTCCGACCATCTCACCAATTGTGGATCCGGAACGATAGAGATCAGTGTGTCGTTCATGGCGTACCGTTCTTTTTCAAATCTTGGGGTGAATGGGTGCATGGTGTACGCGACTGTGCTGGATACCAGCTGCAAAACATGAATTACACTCACGGCCTCGACAATACTGTGAAATGGGTGGTGGGTGGGATATCCGTGCGGGTGGGCCGTGCCCTGTCAGGTCGTTTAATTGACGGTCGCACATGGGACCAGGTACCTCAGGTAAGTATAGGCAGTAATGAACCATCATTATTCTAAGGGGTAGAAATGAAGCTCTTTGATGTAAACTATGAAAGTATTCCAGTTCTGTCAACAGCGTTTACAAGAAGCGAGGATATAATCGGTCGTGGAATACAGTTTGTGAGAGGTGGTGTTGATGCTTTAATGGACCCTGTTTACCCTAATCATGCGTTGTTAGTCACCATTGACAGGACACAGAAGTTCGCCACGGAAGAGACGTTCCATGGTCTGGTTGAGAACTCGCTTGATCGTTACAGGGAAGTGCGAAACAGGATTGTCGCTTGCCTCTACTGGACCGGTTGGGACGACCCGGTAAGAAGAGAGGAGGCTCTGGATTACCTGACATATATACGTCGAAAACAGGGCGATCGACAAACCAAGGTGGGAAAATATAATCCCTGGGGCCTTGGATCTTTTATTCCCGGAATACGGAGGCTGCCGTTTTGTAAACCTCACCCGGAGAGCGAGTGGTGTTCTGAAAATGTTGCATCAATACATAAGAAATTTGGTGCCAAATTTATTAACAAAACAGAACTTGCTCCGGATCAGCTGATGCCTGTCATGTATCAGGCATCCGATGTAAAGTTGATTCTCAATTTTTACAAATACAAATAACTTTACAAGAGGGGCTGTATGGCTCAAGACAATGTTTCAAAAGAATGCGTCAAGTGCGGGAGTATCAAAATAAAAGGCAAATGGTACCAGCCACGCCGGGCACCAGCTCACGCACCGGTTTACAAGGGTGCAATATGTGATGACTGTCAAAGGAAAAAAGATGAAGCCAGTACTGACAATTCGAGTAGTGTACAAACTAAGAATCCTTTGTCTCTTCAGGGAACTATTACCAAAGGGAATGGTTCTAGAGCTCCGGGGGCGAAGTGGTAAATGGAGAAGAGTGCTTGTTCCAGTTGGAGAACTCTTCGATACGTCAAGGTGTCGAGAGATTCGTCCAGTACGAATAAGAGATGTCTTAATCTTTTCAGTTATTACCTATCGCTTCCCAATTTCAGCATCTATCCGATTGAAATTTAAAAATATCATTGATCGTGCGAAGGAAATCTGATATGCAAAAGCCACCAGGGTACGACAATATTCCTGCAATAACGTTCGAGCAGCGGGATCCGCCTGCAGGAGGGCATGTTTTCAAAGTTTACGGTGTCGAGTTACTTAATCCGGATACTGAGAAAGAACAGCTTTCTCTAAAACTTGATATAGAAGAGGGACCATTTACAAATCATTTCAGTAGGCAATCAGACCAGGTGGGGGCAGATCGGCTCCTCAGAATACGCCAGGAGACCAGAGGCGAAAAAACGAAACCCTACTTTAAGGGCTTGATCACTTCTTTTGAAGAGTCAAATAACTTGTACAAGTGGGATTGGGTTGAAAGAAATCTGCTTTACAAGGTGATTGGTGGGAACCTGAGATATCATGAATATCTTACGCAATCACAGTTTATAATCCTGTTACCCGGCATCGCACACACCTGTTCTGTACAAACCGTGCACGAAGGGAAGATCAAGGCGTTGCCGGTCAGAAAACTTAAACAAAGTTCGTGATTGCCCAAGTTGGTTGAAATAGGAGAACGCTTTTATGTTAGTAGGTGCGCGTGTGAAAAGTGAGCCAGGCGGGTCCCTGCTTGCACACCTGCACGCCTTAGAGGGTTCGAGTCCCGTAACAAGTGCGCACAGAACACTATGGAGGCGTTCTCCTACATCAACCAACAAATGCAAGCCGTTCGCTATCGCCAATGTGAAGCACACTGCGGCTTGCATCGGACGTTGTATGCAATTAATCGCGCTCTGGAAATCATAGCCGGGGCGCAAGAACGCGGCATCGTGCCGCGAAGAGAAAACAAAATGCAAATAGCGGCAATATTCGTAGCAAAAGACAGC